AGACCAGCTTTTCATCATCATCAATTCCTCTGAGCATTTCCGTCACATTGCTATGTTCAATCCAATCAGCTACATCATTGGCCACAAATAACGGTTCCTCTGCTGTTCCGTAAACTCTAAACTGTTTTCCTAACACTTCCTGCTCATTTAATACCTTCAGTTCGTTCATTTCTCTCTTTCCTCCCTGTGATTCATCTGGCACTTGATCATCTTTGCTATGTTCTCACGTTCCTGTTTTATTCCATGTCCCTGACGGAACAATTCGCATTCAAGGATATTTCCGCACTTGGAACATTCATCTTTGATTTCTTTGCCTGCTATTTGCATTATTCGTCATCACAATGAATAAAAAGGTGTAGGGCAATTTGTTTAAGATCATTCTTTCCGTATAATCGGATCCCATCTTTTGATTCTCTGTCAATCAGCCAATCTGCTAATTTAAAAGGTGGTTTAGGGGGTTCTCCCTCTTTTGGGGCTGCCGCTTCAGCATTTGACTGGATAGTAAGTCCGTACCACAAATGACGGTGCCAGTATTCCAATGCTTCTGGGCTGCATCTCTCTTCTAATTCCGAAAATATCTTTTTGTAATCAGATAATTCTTTTTTCATTTTCTTTGCTTCTTGTTTTGTCATTTTCAATACCCTCCCAACATTCACAACTGTCATCCAAATATCTGAAATCTGCACGACGTTCGCTTTCACCATTACAGCATACGCTTTCTTCCAGTGCATACCATTTGCATGTGCAACAATGATCTTTTTCCATAATGTTACTACCAAAAATAAAAAAGTCCGGCGGGTGGACTTGAACCACGCATCGTCACCCAACGTGAACCACCGGAACCAATCAGAAGGTAAATTTGAGCATTTTGGAAATGCTTTCCGATAATGGCAATTTACCGGAATCGGAATGGCAGGAATCGAACCTGCGACCTCACTTTTGCAGTGCACTCTTCCACCTGAGCTACATTCCATGCCGCTTACTACGGCTGATCACCTCGGTAAATGAATGAGATGATTTCCATTTTGCACAACATATAAATGATATGCTTTTCGTACTGCCCAGCAGTCCTCAGGATAAACATCAACCTTTTCCCATGGGTTTAATCCGCTTGAACCATAGACCGCCCGTGCACTGACAGCATAGAACGAACGAATTAATTGCAGGAGACGGATTTGAACCGCCGTTCTCAAGGGTATGGACCTTGTGAGATTCCGCTTCTCTATCCTGCCATGTACATATCTGGAAGAACCATTTCAGCACGTTCACTTATTGCCTACTTTAAGGGAGACCACTTTGCAATCCGATAGGCAGCAAACATGTCCGGAACTCGGAATTACATTCCCATGCGCCGCCCTGCGCTATTCCCACGCCAAACTTTCAGGCTCCAGACAAGCGGAAAGGATGGATTCGAACCACCAAGACCTAGTCTATGACCACGCCGTTCCCAGTTACTTGCACTTTCCGAATAACCCGGTGCAATCCGGGTTAGCAATAGGTTTATCGTGTTATGCTTTCCACTAGACTGTTTTCATCTGTGTCAGTCCCACGGAGTTGTTTCGGAGGATTATTCCTGAAATGCCTCTTGAAAACTCCCTGTCGTCAACGTGCACTCATTGGCGACATATTCAACTCAGAGACAGAACCGAACGGGAAGTTGCCTTTTCACTCCGGCTACGCCGTTACGTACCTTCTGAAAAACAACCCACATACACACATTCGGCAGTTTTTTCTATCCATAAAACGGATGGACAGCTTTGGGAGAAATGGAAGCTCTGGGGCTCGAACCCAGGGCCGACCGGTTATGAGCCGGTTACTCTAACCAACTGAGCTAAGCTTCCTGAGTAGCAAAAAGATACAGGGTCGCTGCGATATCTGTCTTTTCACTACTGTTGCAGTTCTTGACCGCCAGCTGCAACAAAGGTTGAAACCACCCGGAACATTTGACTGTTCCTTTAGTCATCGCCGTTGCGATAGGTGGTTAAAGGGTATTTCATAAAAAAAGGAAAAAGAAAATCCAATCTGCATCAAAAGAAAGATGAAACCCGATGCAGAGCGGCGCATGTGGGATTCGAACCCACGCATAACGGAGTCAAAGTCCGGTGCGTTACCGCTTCGCCAATGCGCTATGTTGCGGCAGTCGCTCAACCCTGCCGCACGTGATATACTTCAAAAACACCATTGATATATTTATGTTTTCCCTGGAACGCCTGTATCAGTCGTAACTCATTTGGAGGAAATTTGGTTTTGGATATCTATTTCATTATTATAAATCCGTACTGATACAGGCTATCTAGGGATTTCATGCCTCGTCCTGTCCATGATGAACCTTCCTCCAAGTCCATGCGTCGAGGACTGTACCTTTGCTTTTATTATTTTAATCCGCTCTACCAATATCAGCGGAGTTAAAACCATTGGAAATGCCAGTAACATTTATTTCACCTCACAGGGATGTCAAAAATAAAATCACGCTTATTCCGGTTCCAATAAGAATCATCGAACAAGCGGCAGATTCCCATTTGTCTTTGTTGTTATTTGTCACGATCTCGGAACTTACCGAAGTGAACATCAGGATGTTGATAGCAAGTGCGATTATCGTAAATATCGTCCTCATCGTTCTCCTCCAATCATGAAATCAAGAATCTTTTCTGCTGTTTCTTCTTCAGGCTCAAATGGAAGTCTGCATGTAGAATAGATTTCCAGAGCCGATTTCAGGCTTGATTTGAAGCCTTGGTATATTTCTCCATGTTGAAGCAGTTCGTGTCTTAAAACTGAAATTGCATCAGTAATTGATTGAGAACTGGTGTTTTTATTCGCTGTCGTTAAGCTCATACTCGCAGCCCCTTTCCTGTGCATTGCAGTACACCAGAAGATGCTCTGCGATTTCCTGAAGCTGAACTGGATCATACTTTGGAATCGCAACCATTTTGCCTTCAAGCATTGGGGAAAGCGCCGCGAATACCGGTGCGTCCGTAACAATCGTTGCTTTTATCAGCATAGCTGCTACGTCAACTGGTTCTGACGGTAACAACTCATAGATTCCTTTTTCTTTATTCATGCCTCTTTTACCTCTCCAAAATATTCTTTGTATAACTCATAGTCGTTTCTTCCAATCAGGTCTTTAACCTTGTATTTTTGCTCTATTCGAAGATCGCTGTATGTGTAAATGGTTTTTGTGACCTGTATACGATATTCGCCGACATCAGTGATTCCGCTTTCAGTCTCGATTTTTTCTTTAGCGGAAAACCAGTTTCCGTTCGGGGTTAAGAAGTAAACTCTTTGCACTGTTCTTCCGAGTGCGATATATTCCAAACTAGCTTCGTCCGTAAAAACCTTTTTCGCTGATTCTGTATCGTAAAGCATTCCGTCTTCTAAAACAGCTTTCTTGTGATGATATTCGTATACTCTGTCTTTTTTTAAAGTCTTTCTCCAAAAACCATTGTCCGCTTCATGAGAATCGCCTTTTTTATTTTTAAAAATTTTTTCGAGCATCGGCTTTTACCTACCTTTTCCGAAAATACTGTATCAAGGCTTCTCTTGTGATCTGTGACACACTTTTGCCGGTTCGGTTCTTTTCAGCTATAAGTCTTTGCTCCAATTGGTACGGCAACCGGATACGAATGGATTCGCCTTGTGGATTATTCTTTTTCATAGGATGTATCCTCAACTTACTATTTCCACTGGATAACCTAGCTTTTCTTCAAGCTCAGCTACCGTTATTTTACGTGGCTTATTTAATTTGATTTTCACATCTTGCACCGCACCATCTTTGTTTTTAGCAATCCCGCGCCCAGTGTATATGTCAGCTTCTTCATTAGCGTATACACTGAGATGATTGTATCCATATGTACGGCACCACCTAGCAGCCAAATCAGAAATTTTCATCAATTCTTCCAACTCATTCCCGAATAAATGCGAATATAATATAGCTCGATCATACATTTCCTGTGTTACTGCTGACAGCGCAATCACGCTTTTATATGGACTTCCGATAAAACGGAAAAATCTGCATGATTCCATTACTTTTTCGCCTTTCGGAAGCGCAAAGCCTTGAGAAATTGCCATCTTAAGAAGCTTCGCTGATTCAACATCGCTTTCTGTGATAACACACTTATTTGTAAAGTCTATCATTACTGTTCCCCTCCCAACATTTTATATAGTGTTCCTCTTGATACTCCCATGATTTCAGCAAACTGAACTTTGGTGATTTCCCCAGCCTGCCATCTTTGCTTTGTTTTCTCGAAGAGTTCTTTGTCTACCTCTTTTTTTGCTCGTCCTTTATACTTGCCCTGAGCTTTCGCGATTGCGATACCCTCTTTCTGACGCTGGCGGATACTTTCTCGTTCTCTTTGTGCCACGTATGAAAAGACCTGCAAAACGATGTCTGCGATTAATTTTCCAGTCAAGTCTCTATTCCGCGTAGTATCAAGTAATGGCATATCTTGTACAATAATGTCTGCTCCAATCTCTTTAGTGATTTTTCTCCACTCTTCTGTAATCTCATCGTAGTTTCTGCCAAGTCGGTCAATCGAATGGACTACCAGCACATCACCTTTCTTAAGAGAAGCGATCATCTTCTGATACTCTGGACGGTTGAAATCCTTGCCGGACTTCTTATCCATATAAATTTTATCAACGCCTTCTTCTCTCAATGCCTCCATCTGCCTCGCTTCGTTCTGCTCTACTGTCGATACTCTTGCATATCCAATTTTCATGTATAATCCCTCCCGTTTATTTATGAGTCAATTATACATCTAATTGATTATATTCGCAAGTGGTTCATACACATTTATGAGTATTTTTTATTGACTATCGAAACGTTTTTGATTATGATAATGTCAATAGGAGGTATTTATATGGTTTCTGATAAGATAAAGCAAATAATGAAGATGAAAAAAGTAACCAGTGTTCAATTAGCTCAGCACCTTGGGATGCTCCCGCAATCACTTGCAAATAAATTTTCAAGGGGAAGCATATCCGCAGATGAACTAATTCAGATTCTTGATTTTCTGGAATGTCAATTGATAATTGAACCAAAACCAGATGTATCAATCAAACTGACCACTGATGATCTCAAAAGGGAACCGTAATGGTTCTCTTTTTTTATGCCCTAACCAGTCCTTGTCCCTGTAGTAACAGTCGAAATGTTTCCTTGCCTTTTATAGTGATATATGTTTGAACATTTGAATACCCATAAGGCGTTGAAAAATCTTTCATCTGGAAAAGCCCTGACTTTCGATGCTGTTCGTATGGTTTTATGATATTGTGCCGGTCTCGATAAATATACCCGTTATCTGACAGCCATTTCGTAAGCGTCTTGGGTGGCATGTGAAATTCTTTCGCAGCGTCCCGAAATGTTGTGAGCAGTCTATTGTCTACAAGAGAATCGAAGTACTCCGCTTTGGGCTTCTGCTCCTGCACTTTCTGTTCAAGTAACTGCTTTTCCTGCTGTTCTTCAATCCATCTTTTAGCTCGCTCTATCGGATCAGCTATCTGGTAAGAATCTTGTTTCTGACCAACTTCATACTTTCCGGTTTTACGGATAGAAGGAAGGACTTCTGCTGTTACCCAATGTTTAAATCTTTTTGCAGAATCGAGTTTGCTTGATAGTATAAGTGAAAACAAACCGCTCTCATTTATCACGATTGTTTCCTGTACTCCGCTGTTTGAAGGGAGGCTGCATTTCAGGGCGTCCTCTTTATCGACATGATTAGCAATGGCGTTTCGTTCTTTTACGTATCCTAATGCTTTTGCTACATCGTTTCCAACGAACCAAGGATTTCCGTCTATCGTCACTGTTCTTACGTTTCCAAATTCTGGATTGCTAAAAATCATCATTTCATTCATTCTTCATACCTGCCTTTCTTGGTATTGCCTTATTTTGTGTTGGCAGAGAAACCGTTAAGGCTTACGGCTTGTCGTGTTCGAATCACTATCTCTGCCATGTGAAAAGGGCCTTTTTGTTATTTTATTTGCTTTGGGGGCTCGCCCGGCTCCTGGTGGCTTTCCCTCCAAGGGGGTCCCCGTCTCATCTGTACGCTATCCGGTCAGCCCGCCGCCCCATGGGACCCGCTGCACCGGATCACACTGTTGTTGTTCGGCCTTCGGCAGTAGTCAGAGGAAGTTGATGCCGCTTTTCGTTCGTCATATTGCACAAATTTTCTCGTGCTGTTCATTGTGCATTTTAAGTACACCCTATTTATACATTGCAGTAAACTATATATTGTGTTTACATCTTGGTCGATACAATATATTGTGTTTTGGCTGTTTTCGTGTTCACAGCTTCGGTCTCTCCATCTCCGGAAGCTCCAGTGCGCTCTTGTACCGGTCCGCGATCTGCTGCGCTGACTGCTGCGGGATGCTATTTTGTTGTCCTGCCGGAATTGGTGCTGTCTCTGCCATGCCATAAGCTACCTTACAAGCAAAAATCAAGTTTGCGTTTGTTCCGGCTTGATTATGCAGCTTATCAAGGGCGAAGCCTGCACATATTTCCTTCCATTTTTTCACCGTTTCGCCATGTTTTGAGCCCACCCTATACTGCCCATCCACCCAATCGCTAAAAGTTCCATTATTAATTCCAACCATCAAACTAAACATTTGTAAAGTAGGTGATATACCATATCTACCGCAAATACGAATATATATATTAAATATCTTGTCTAATAGATCTATATCATCATTACCAGGCTTTTCTATACGATCTGAGATATAGAAGAACATATCTATTCTGTTATCTGCAATATCTTTCTTGTACTTTTCTATATTGTCGTAATCTTCTTGGTGTATGCATAATACAGTGTTGATATACTCATCTACCAATTGCCATATTTTATTTTCGTATACTTCAATTCCTTGTACTGTAGTTGTTGTATTTTTCACTGTATCACCTCACTTTACAACGTTAATCTGTTAATTTAGCAAATAAAAAAAGAACGATAACAAACCGGTCAGCAATCGAAGAACACGCCCAGCAGCTACACCCAGCGCCGGAAGTTCCGTAAATGCTTTTCAGTTTTGTTTCGTCCTTTGTTTAAAAAATCGTAAATGTATTTGCTTATCTGTCACTTACAATAACACATATAAAACCTTTATGCAAGCATAAATTTAATTTTATTTCTCATTGGTATCATAAAAGACCTATTTATAAAATAATCCGTTATAACTCAATATACAGCGTTATAGAGCTATATATATTATAATATAGTGTATCTAAGTATATATTAATCAACTCAGAATCTAGGAGGGGCTTAAAAGATGTTATTATACAGTACTGTATAGAATTAATTAATAGGGGATTATATATATAATATAATTATAGGGGCGTTTTGGCACAGAAAATGCCAGGCTTCCGTTTCTGATCCGGCATAAGCTCCGCCCTTCCAGCGCATGACAAACTCCTGTTCGTTCACTGTTCCGCTTCCGGCTATTGATATATTCATGTCGTGCCAGCTGCTCCACCGGCACAAAAAATGGACCATCCCGGCAACTGTAGAAAAAGGCGGCAGTGGGTACGTATATACTCTTTTCCCGGCGTGCGAAAAAGGCGTTGCAAAAACGCCCTTTTCCATGTATCCCTCAATTAACACTGCCTTCATGGCTCTTCGGCCTCGCATCTGAAGCCAAAAAGGATGTCCTCGTAAAGCTGATCGGGAATTTCCTCTTCCATCAGTGGCTTTCGGTTTTCGGTTCCAAGCTCTTCGTCAAGGCTTGCGTCGATATCTCTGAGAGCCTTTTCCCTACTGAATCCCATTTTCACAACTTTTTCTAAAAGATCAATTGTTTTTTTCATGTTCTCTTTCTCCTTTTCTTTTAATTCCCTTTTGTAGGGATCCAAAATGGAGCTATTATTCTTCCACCATTTCCGCAACCATAATCGGCTTTCCGGTCGGTCTTCCGTCTATATCTCCGCTCTGATAAGTGTGGGTAAATACCTTGTTCCCCTCTGTGTAAAGGGCGTTGTCCGGGTAGTAGCCGTTGTGGTATTCTACCATGCGCATTCCAGAAACCATAGTTGCGATTTCCACACTTTCCGGAAGAATTACTTTTACTTCGTCCGCCTCTGCTCTTCCTGTTGTAGGGTTGCAGTAAAGGCAGTTGCTACCGTTGCCAAGGTAACAGAGATACATTTTATTTAATTTTCTCATTTCTTCTCCTCCTTATCTTTCTACCAGTTTCCACTGGTTCTTCAGAAATCCTGAAATTCTCGGGACGATTTCACTGCATCCTTCGACGCCCTCCGGGAAGAAGTTGCCTTCGTTTCCGTGCTGCACGTAAAAGCGTTCCTCGTCGTGTCCAACGATCGTATATGGACCGTGGAACACTTCCGCCGGGATTTCTGCCCCTGTTATTTTGTTAATTTTTGTGGCCTTGCTGACCACATCATATAACTTCTTCATTTCTTACTTCCTCCCCATTCATATGTACCGCGGAAACGTCTTTCATTTCCACTTTTTCTCGCTTCCTCATTCAGGAAGCTTTCTACTTTGCCGAGATCCCCAAAGGTAACCGTCTGGGATGGAAATATTTCCGCCCCGTTGTAAATCTTAACAAGATAGTTTTTATAGCTGTCTACAGAAACATGGAATACCATGTTTCCGATTTTCTCCATGTGATTGGTCCATCCGTTTACTCTAATCATTTTCCCCTCCTGATCCGCCCCGCCCTGGGGCTTGTGTGCTTGTCTTCTTTAACTGTCTTTATTATACATCTTTGTGTATCGTATGTCAATATAATAAATACATTTTTGTGTATTTATTTTTTATATTCTAATATATCACACGGCTGGCATTCAAGGCGATCACACAAATACATTATTGTGTCAACACTTACATTTTGATTTTTTACCAGTCTATTTACCAATGTCGGCGAAAGGTTAAAAGTATCTTTATTTTTGAGATCAGCTTTTTTCACTCCCCTTCTTTCCATTGTTTCCCACAATCTACTATATGAAATGTTTCCGTTATATAAATTCTTTCTTTTTTCTGTTTCCGGCATCTGAAAAATCTCCTCTCTTTCTATTTTATATATATTATAATGCACTTTTATGTACTTTATGTCAATGGTAATTACCTTGTACATTTTTGTGTATTTTATACATTTTTGCAATACATCTTTGTGTATTTTTTATATTTACTTTTAATACACAATAGTGTATTATATAACCATCAAAGGAAAACAAAAAACATTCACCCCGGACGCTGATCCGGGAGAAAGAGAGGGAATAAAATGAAAGACACTATCCTTAAAGCTTTATCAAATATCAACTGTTTTTATTCAATCATCTGGATGAAAGCGACAGGTAAAGACAAATACACATTTAGAGAGGAAAGCAAAGTCCACGAAATGTTATTAGCTGCTATGTCAGTAGTCATAAGGAGGAAAACAGTATGATAATTGGAACATCAACAGTCGGGAAATGTGTTTATGATCTCCCCGAAGAGATCAAGACACTGGAAGAAATGCGGGCCTTGATTTACGGGACACATTACAACCCAGAGACCCGGGAGGAACTGCAATGGCAGCCGAAGCTCCGGGGGGCTTAACGGTCCAATGTACAATGGCTTGAAGATTTTAGAATCCGGTGAAATAGTTCCGGTTATCCGGTACGAAAAGCCGAGCAAGTTCTAACCTTTCCGGCGGCGGTATAGCCGTAGCCTCAACGCAACCGCCGGATTAAAAAAAGAAGAAAAGGAGAATAAGCTATGAGTTATTACACAATGAGCAACAAAGAGTTGTCCCAGCTGATCCGTAAGACATTAAAAGAAAGCGGATTCACAAGCAAAGACTTATCTGTCAGAGTCAGGGCGGCATTATATGACACTTCTGTAAATATCACGATCAAAAATCCACTTGTAAGAATTTCAGAAGTAGAGGAAATCGTAAAAAGATTTTCTGAAGTCGATTATGACGAACACAGCGGCGAAATTCTGGCGGGATGCAATGTGTATGTGCATTGTCAATATGAATATGGGATTTTCAAAGAAGCCGCTGCCGATCTTCTCCCAGTCGCTGAAATGGTATTGAACAACAAGGAAAAATACAGTGGTCACGCAATCGCAGACAATAAAGAAAAAAGCGTTCACATCATCTACTACCAGGGCGTGCAATGGACGCTTGCGGAGTTTGAAAAAGATAAAAACGCCGCTTATAAATATAAACCTGCATACTGGATTAATAGCGCAATGGATTTGGCTATTGCAATGTGGCGGTTCAAAAATCTTGGTACTATTTACGCATAACAGAGCCGGTAAGCGTACCGGGGAGCATTTCCCCGGCGGCCTTTTAAAATAAAAATCAGGAGGAAAAGAACATGAAAAGTTATACTGTTATCACAAGCAAGGAAACCACAACCGGGCTGAACTGGGTTATTGACGCAAAAGCGCCACTTTCCGCAGAGGATAAGGAGTTTATAAAAGCTTTCGCCCCGGTCGTGTATTGGTCGGACACAAATTGTTATCACTGGGCTTTTGATGAAAAGTTACCGTCTGGGCGGTGGCTGGAGAACATGAAGTTTACGGAGGACTTGAAAACCGTAAAAGCGTTAATCCTGTAATCCCCGGGCGTAATGGTTCCGGCCAGGTTCGATTCCCGGCAGCGTCCTTTAATACCAGCCAAAAAACTGGTATAATAAAATAAATCAAAAATGGAGGATAAAAACATGAGAAAAGAGGAATTGTTATTCAAAAAATCAGAAGCTGTAAAAAATATTCAGTGGTACGTTAAAAACGTACTTACTGACGAGGATTTAAAGGCGTTTTCAATCCCGCAGCTTAAAAAAATGATAGAGCTGATGGACCGCGCGGAGAATTTCCGCGAAAGCTGCGAACCTTTTTGCACACTATCAGCAATCGAGGTTGTACAGAAAAGTACAGGGAAAATTGCGCTTTTTGAAAATTCCGGAGAAGTTCGCGAAGAAACCGCCGAAGAGTATTTGGACGGTAGGAGCGAATGGGACGGCGGCGCGAGAATGTACCGAGAGATTATAGAAAACAGTGAAAAGGCGTGACATCTGTCACGCCTTCCCGCCTTTTCACACAAACAAGTGTATAATAATATTTTTCAACTCAACGTTCCGCCATTGATCGGAACGACTTCCAACGGAATCGTGGCCCGTTGAAAAGTAACACATGTGTTACTGATTAATAATATAGCACGATTACAGGAAAAAGTCAATAAAAAAAGACTATTACAAAAAATATAATAGTCTTTTTCCATATCCTTATAAACATGCTTTTCAACTCAACACCACACCGTAGACTGTGGCGACTCTCAACGGAATCATGGTACGTTAAGAATCAGCAACTGTTGCTAGCTGATATAATCACAATACATCATGCAGCTGGAAAAGTCAAGTTAAATTGACGGGCCGATAAAAAAAGTGATCTAACAACGCACGTTAGACCGCCCTAGAAAATGCATTCGAAAAATCGAATAGCATCCAGCTATCACAATATAGCATTTTTCCCTTAGATAGTCAATACTTTTTTTATATTTAGCAAAAAAACACCCGGCTCCCATGGGTACAGGGAAGAAAGAAAAAAATGAACTTAATGCAAATAATAAACTATATCGAAGAAAACCACTTAGAACATGATTTCAATAAATTTAGAAATTTTCGTTACTTTTCCAGCAAAGAACCGATAGAAGTAACATTAATTGCATTTTACCAGGAGAGGACAAAAGGAGAACATTATAATGAAAATTAGAAAACCCACGCAAAAACAAACCATCACCGCTATAAAAAGCGGTGATTTTTCAGAAATCGAAAAGATAGAGGATGCAGCACGCCAGGAAGCGGAAAAGGTTTTTCTTGCGGTCGCTTCCGGTTCTGTGCCGCTGATCTGGTACGACCTTCCGCCGGTGCGGTGTCAGTCTGGAGCCGTGTCCGTCATGCGGTACGCCCTGCACAGGTCAACAAAACAAGACGGATTTTTGCAGCTGTCTTGCATGGAGCTTAAAAACGGGCAGACCATCCCGACTTCTGACCGGCAGTACAACACCACTGACGCCGGTTTTTCGGAGTTTTTCCGGGACTTGCCTCGGTCAGTTGATGTTAATTTTTTAGAGCAGTGAAAACGCTGCTCTTTTTCTGCTGCTCTTCCGGTATCCAGTCCGGCACCAGGTTCACGACCTGGGGAGCGGATCAGGCTTGTGAAATCTATCTACAAGCCGTGTACCTTGACAACTTAACTTTTTTGTTTGTTCGGAAATACGGTTGTTAATTTGCTTTTTTCACTGTTTTTCGTCTTTCTGGCGTTCCTTGATGTTTTTACCATTGCCAGATTTACAAGCCGTTTTTGTGTACTTTCGTCAATCAACACTCACGGTTGACGGGGCGCCGGTATGGTGGTACTATGATTATATATAGCCGTTTCCGGCTCTTTTTGTCGTGCCTCTGTGCAGCTAGCACCGATCCGGGGCACAGTGCCCGACCAGTGGCAAAAGTATGTTCTGTTTTGGGCCAACTGTACAACCGCCCTATTTGGCTTTTTAACGGCCGTTTAGATTCCGGCCGAAGAAGTATAGCCTTGTCAGTTTTGCGGGCGTTGTGGGTGAAATTAGAGCGTCAGTTATTGACGCCTGGGAAATCCCCGTCACCGGTCCGCAGCCTTTTGCAGAAATGTTCATGTCAGTTGTGAAACGAACAATATTTCTGGCGGTTCTTGAATATTTGCAATATTCAGACACAGAAAAATGCCGAAAAACGGTCAAAAAAAGAACTGCTGGAAAATAACCTTTATTTCCGGATTTCAATTTTGTTTGTCTTGCATATATTAATCCATAGCATCTTCCGAGAGGCTGTAAAAAATCACGAATCAATTTAATTTATTTAATCCCTCAGATTTTCTCCTAGCCGTATTCTTCGTTTTGTATGTGGTCCGTTGTTTCCGAACTTTCACCTTCTGTTCCGTCTTATCTTTCTTCCTACGTACTTTGTTGTGCGCTGATCGCTCAGTTGAGAATCCCATATTTCCCCTCCCTGTCTTTAATCTTCTGGTTTCTGCTTTTGAAGTTGATAATTTCTATGTCTGTTTGCAGTTCCTGTGGTATCCGCCCAACGATGATCACTCTTAGTGGCTCCAATCTCCGGACCATCTCTTGAAACCCCTTACAAAATTCCAGTCGTGATGCTTTCGACTTCACTCGCCCATTGGTGCAGCAGGCAACCGTGCTTCTGTTTGGGATTCCGTCAAAAATCCAATCGTAGCAGTATTCCGGTGGTATGTTCACGTTTGGAATCATGCGGATTCCGTTCATATGCAGATAATGCGCTATCGCATGGTTGCGGTACTTCTGCCAGATGTTCATAGCAAATGGCATACCACCTTCTCCGACCGCCATGCTGAAATCCGGTGCGATCACGCTGTTGAAGCATTTTAGATGCTCGATATATTTATCCGGGCAATTCCAGATTTTCTCAAATTCGTTGTCATGGATATAGAAATTGACGGTCAAGTCCCTATGGTTCTTTATCCGCCGGTCAAAGCTGTCTTTGAAGTCGACAGTATCCGCTCCGGGTCTGCCAGTATACCGTGGCATCATGGGGAACTGGTATGGTCCGTCCAATTCTGCTCCCTCGATCATATATTCTCTCATTACGTCATATGCGGTATGATTCATGGTTATCACCCCTTAAAAACACAAAAAGACATCCTGTTCCGGGAATTGGAACCGATGTCATCATTAGTATGTTTCCATACTATCAAATATTTAGTTAAATGTCAAAAAATTACATCTCTGCTCTTCCGTTCATCTTTTGTATATTATTTAGATTGCAAATGCGTAAGTGTAGTTAAATTCCTTTTCGCATCCATCCACATAGTTGATTTTCCTGTAAAATACGGCGTGTCGTTCTGAGAACTTATTTAAAAAAAAGTATTCAGAACAGCTCTGTTTACCCCGCTCGATTATTGACTTTTTTTTTACATCTCCGGTCTTTAAAAAGAACAGAATTTCGCACTCCTGCGGGCGCTTCGGATTCACTATTATTTTGTCCAAAAACTCACCCAGAACAGCTTTGGTAATATCTTCCGGGCCAATTCCTTGTAAATCATTTAATATCTTGCCGATTTCTTTTAATTTCAAATGGGAATCTTTATTGGCTTCTTCTTTTGATTCCAGTTCGGAAAGCTTATTGCTTATGTCTTGGATTTCATTCTTGAATTTTTCGTTTTTTTCAAGATATTCGGAGTTTGTTATGATTCCATCCAGATTAAGATCGAGAAGTTTGTCTTTCTTTTTCTCTAGCTGAAGAATCATATTTTTAAGCCGGTTTATCTCAGCCCTATCGTTGCTGAAGTCTATGTTCTTTTCGACCAAACTTATATATTTTTCAATAGCTGCTTGGATATCACCAGATTTGTTGATAAGGTCTGCAAGCATTATTTTTAATTCTTTCTCATGTATTCCGAAAGAATTGCAGCTCTGCGCTCCGTTTTTTATGCGATAACTACATACCCATCTTACATCTTCACGTCCTCTTGCAGTGCGTTGTTTCATCCAGTACGGTGCTCCATCATTACCGCAAAAGATATATCCGGTAAACAAATTGTTTTGCTTAAAAGATGTTCTGTGGGATTTGATCGCATCGCTCCGTGTTTGCATAATGACATTTGCCTTATTCCATACAGATTCATCTACAATCTGTGGAACATGGTTTCCGTCGTCTTTGTACATCGTCCATTCATCCTCTGGCAAAAACTCTTGCTTTTTAGTGAACATATCGACAACTTTTACTTTACCGCCGCAATAATAACCTTTATATTTCGGATTCTTGATTATTTTTTTGATATTATCTCGGCTGAGTTTTCCGCCTTTGTAATTTCGATATCCTTTTTTGTATAGGTATTTCTCAATGGTGGATGTAGACCATTCTCCTGTAGAATACTTTTCAAATATTTCTTTTACCATCGGAGCTGTTTTGGGATCAATCGTAAGTTTTCCGTCTTTTTTGATGTATCCGTATATTCGAGCGCCGAGAACTACACCATTTTTTATTGACTGTGCATGTCCGAATTTTATTCGATTGGAGAGTTTCCTTGATTCATCTTGGGCAATTCCGGACATTATAGTAAGTCGTAACTCACTATCTTCGTCAATCGTATTGATGTTGTCGTTTTGAAACCATACACACACACCATACATCAGTAATTCTCTTGTATATTTTATGCTGTCTAGCGTATTTCTCGCAAACCTGGTAATTTCTTTCGTTACAATCATATCAATTTTCCCGGCTTTGGCATCTGCCATCATGCGTCGAAATTCGTCCCTTTTCTCAGTTCGTATTCCCGATATTCCATTGTCAATGTACGCACCAACAAATACCCAGTTTTTATTTTGAGCAATGAAGTTTCTGTAATATTCATCCTGGTGATGTATAGAAACCTGTTGGTCTTCTGATTCTGTGCTTACTCTTGCGTAAAACGCCACTTTTAATTTCAGATCGAAAATACTGCAAGTTTTCAGTATTTCTCTAGTACGATAAACGTTCATGCCCCGTTCTCCCTTCTGTTTGGAAGAGCAGAGATAAGATTATTATAACTTCTATCTCATCTCCGCTCAATAGTTTAAGCTAATTTTCAGAGAGAATTTCAATGTCAATTTTCTCTTTCATTTCTCTGCTGATCAGTCCCTGAAGGTATATGTGTTCGTTCAATGCCAGTAATAACGCTTTATTCATGTCGCACTCCTTTCTTTGACGAAAAGGTTCAAAATCCTTTTAAAACATTTTAGGCATATATTTCTATGCAAACTTATATAAAATGGATTCTAGCATTTTTTGGTCAATCAATTACTTTGTTTTACAGTAAATCAAATATATCTATCTGTCCTTTAATTTCATCTTCCTTTTCATCTGTGAAGAATTTGCAGGCAATGTAGTTCGGTTTCCAGTCCACATCTCCATTGTAGTTCAGGCACCTCGGATGTTTTCCAGACCGGTACCGTAAACATTCATCGCATCTGTGATATGGATTTGTTCCGCCGGAATCTTTGTACATTGCGCTTATCTTAATCATATGGGTCACCCTCTTCAAACAAACTGTACTTTCTTAAAATTTCCACTTCGTGTTCGCACAGCTTTATCTGGCATTCATTGTACAACTGCCGTGCAAGAGTACCGATAGTCGGTTTTCCTTCATTTGCCTGATGCACATATTTGTTACTCTTTTCCACTACATTCATCAGCTGTTCCGGTTCAAAGTCGTATGCTCTATGTAGTGCCAAAAGCAATGTTACACTGTTCTCAACATTCGCCCAGTCCTGTCCGTCCGTAAATCCTTGTTCGAAACCGGCGTTGTAGCTTTTCTCTCTTTCTTCTTCCCTTGCGTTTTCTACAACTTTGTTCAAAACGCTCACGCTTCTACTGATTCCGTCTTCCTTGCCTTTCTGGTACGCTTTTTCAATCTCTTCATTTCTGGCTGCCAGAACTTTTTCTCTGGACTCGTCAAACATCCGCTGCATTCTTTCAATCTTTGCAGCTGAATAAGGCATAGTTACCGGCTTCCCTGTGAATTTTCTTTTTAACACCGCACTGTTCATTTTCCGCCTCCCATGATACCTGCTATCATTTGCTGTTTCATTGTTTCCGCTATGTGTTCCCGAACAGATTCTTCCGGGAATGGGATCTCAAGTGACCGCTCCAGAATCCGGTTGGTGATACGTTCATCATAATTTAGTCGAGAAATACAGTAATTACTTGTGAAAATCGTGATTTTTCGGCTTGTATAGCGTCCGTCGATAATTTCATAGTATTTCTCATTTACCCAGTCTTTTTCGGTTTCTGTACCGAAGTCATCAATGATTAGAATATCCGCTCTTGCAAGTTCGTCAATCAACTGTTCTTCCGTTTTATCCGGGCTGTATCTTTTTCCCCATGTGGATTTGATCTCATCAAGGATTTTCATGGACGTTGAAAATTTTACCTGTTTCTGATGTTTTTCAATCAGTTCATTCGCCAAGCTGCATACCATCCGGGTTTTTCCAGAGCCTTTCGTACTAGAATAAAAATATAGCCCAATTCCCTGTTTTTGCATATCGCTGATATTTTCCACCCAGTAGCGAACAGCTTTCGCAGCCTGCCTTATTGTTTCCCGGCTCTCCGGCAGCTGATATACTGCCGACCGAAAATTATTAAACATTGCATCCTTGTAGATGTCTGGAATCTCTGCAAACTTAAGCTGATTTCTATGAATCATTTTTTTGCGGATACCGCAGGAACACTCCTGGCAGTACGGAACTCCATATTGATCACGGCTCCAAACCCATCCGGAATCATCACATAAACGGCAATGTGTCTGAGTCTCCCTCATCACTGAGCGTTCCGAACGGGATAAGCGGCTCGACTTTTCTTTGAGTTTTTGCACCAGATCCATGTTTCCTGTCCCCATTGTAGTTACCCTCCAAAACCTTTAAGAAATTATTTGGTTTTACAAACCAGTCAAAAGTAATCATCCATCCATTTTTGTTTTCGCCTCTCAGGAAATCGCTGTGGCGGATGTTGTCCATAGCCTTTAAGAGATCGTCCATGCCATACTCTCTTATTCGTCCTTTGAGCATCTGGCATCTTTTTGATGCTGGTTTGATATCCCTGATAGGAGCAATGCCAACATCCTGTAATTTGTTCCACTCCTCAATAACACGTCGGACATCTGTCTGACGAATAGTATCTTTAGATACTATTAAATTATTATCTTTATCTATATCTTTATCTAATTCTTCTTTCTTATTCTTTATCTTATTCTGTTGCGTGACGTCACGTGAACTGTCACGTGACATATCTTGTTCAATCATATTTCTCTGTCTTTCTCTCTGTTTCTGCTTCCTGATTCGATTCTGTTCCCTGATCTTGTCCATACCTTCGATATTCTGATGCTCTTCCCAGCCTGGAATTGTAAGCAAATTTCCATCCCGTGTAATCATTCCGAATTTTTCAAGAACTGATAGTGCAAGCCGTACAACACTTTCATCAAATCTTAATTCATCAGCAAGCATTTTTTCGTTATACGGAATATTTTCGGTTAAAAAGATAAGCCCGTTCGCATTGCATCTGCCAGCCATTGTAAGAAGCATTACCCAGATCAGAACAATATTGTTTCCTTCCGGTAAGTTTCTGATGTGTCCAATCTTGCTGTTGTTGAACATTTCTGTCTCGATTTTAATCCAACTTACTTTAGCCATTAATATAATTTCCCGCTCCAAGCATCATCGTTTTTTACCGACATAAATTTACAATATGCTTCCTGAATCATATCCAGTACTTTCATGGCTTTTTCTTTGATAGAATATTCTCCGAGCAAGCAACACCACCCATAATCTTTTCTTGCGCTTATTACTCCACCTGAAACTTCGATATCAAGTAAAAGTTCAAGTGTAACTAAAAATTCCTTGTTCTGACTTCTGATTAACATTTTGTGCCCTCCTTATCACTTACTCTTCGATTCCACTGCTCTACGGCTTCTTTCTCTGTTTCTCTCCAACGTTCAACCATTCCATCACATTCTGTACAAGCTACAAGATATTCTTTTCTTGAATCGTTATATTCATTAATCAGCATTTCTGCCTTTCCTCCGCAAAACGGACAAGGTTTTAATTCCTCCATTTCCATCCTCACTTTCCATAACTTTTCAGAATTTCTGCAACTGCATTAATGTGTTCTGATAATGCGTCTAAATCTTCATCTTTAATTACTCTCAGCCCACGGCTCGACTTAAAATCTTCAATGGCATATACACCATCTCTGATCTCCTTGAATTTCTTTGCCATTTCACTTTCTTTTGTGGCTTCGGAATCATATTTATAAAATGTCTCATATTTATCGTGTTCTCCGAACTTGTCGGTTTCGATTTTGGTTCGTTTAGGAGTTATACGAATGATCTTTGTCGGATACACCATGACGTGTCTAAAACTTGTTCCCCATCCACACCGTACTTCCCTTGCAACTCCAACTACATCTCCGACTTTTAAATCATTTTTATTTATCGGGTTTAATTTTACTATTACCATCCTCTTGCCATCCTCACTTTCCCCATGTAAGCAACTGACACGCTATTGTGCAGTCCTCCATGATTTATTTAAAATAATCTTCAATACTCATCTGCTCATCTGAATTGAACACAATCATTTCATCTTTAGCTCTCTGATAGAAATTTCTATCAATCTCAAATCCATATGCGTTTCTGCCAAGTTCCATGGCTGCTCTCAATGTGCTGCCACTTCCGCAACATGGGTCAATCACTACATCGCCGGGATCGGTAAATATTTCTATTAATCTTTTCAGAACTACTACTGGTTTTTGTGCGGGATGAATTTTAGGAATATCCTTTCCGTCTTTTTCCCACTGAAACCAGTTAAAAACCATCTTTCCAGTACCACGAATAGTCTTTCCGTTTTCATCCGTCTGCGCTCCATTTCTGAACTTTGGAAGCTTATTTCGGTAAAACACAAGTGCGTATTCGGTAGCCCCTACCACACGCATGTTAGCTTTTAGTACCTGCGGGCTGTAATTTTTAATGAACACAAGCGGTATGTAGTGGACGAATCCATGTTTCGCAGCCGCATTGATCAGAGTTTGAATTTGCTCAAATGAACAAAATACGATCATACACGGTGCGTCTGAACTTCTTCCTCTTACCCCTGCCTTTTTAGGCTCTTTCCTCAACATCTTTGAACAAAAATGAAAATATTCATACAAATTAAAGTTGAAATCAGAGTTGAAAGCTGCTTTTCCAGCTAATTTACTTTCGCCGTTCTTATTATCTCCGCCCGTGTACCACATTGGATTGCTGCCATAAAAATTGTTTCCAACATTGTAAGGTACATCCGCAATTACAAGTTGTGCTCTTGGAATTGCATATTTTTTATAATTCTGCATAGAATCACGATATATTTCACATTTTAAATTCATTTTTTTCTAAGAAGCCCGGTATACCCTTGCCCCGGCCGGAGGCTGGCTCCTTTCTGTATTATTTGTTATTATTTAGCTCTGTATTGGTATTCCTATTCAATTTCATTCAACATCATTCTTAATTTTCCGTAACATGGACAAATCCTTGTGTTATCGAAAATATCTCGCAGCAACACACAATGCGGATAAATCGCATCGACCTCATAAATGTGTTTTACTTTTTCATCTCCGCGTTCTGTGTACTTGATACGGTTTCCTTTGCGGATCCCGTATTTTTCTGCCAGATACACCCTCAATCCTTGAATCGTTATGGCATTATTCCTCATCTGAACATCTACTCTCATTTTTTCTCCTAAAAACCGATTTTATCTTTGCCATCGAGGATTTCTTCATTCTCATCGTCAAAGTCGAAATCTGGCGTTTCTTCTACATCAGTTACTTTCCATTTCAGCATGTTCTTTCCTCGCTCAACCAGTTCTGCCCTCTGCTCTTCTGTCAGCTTTCTCGGGGCTCGTAAATTTGGCACGTATTTTCTCGGAACACGAGCGAAAATCGAGCCATCTTTGTTGATTGCGATAACCTTCACATCTTCCGGGTTTTCTTCTTTCAGCTTAAGCGTCCGATTCTTTAAAGTACTTCCGTTGTACGCCGATATCTCAGCATAATCACTTCCACGTATCCATGCGATACTACATTCATTGCAATTCTCTGCCATTATTTTCCCTCCACTTTTAATATTTTTCTCAACTTTGATGTGAGCAAGTCAAACTGTGCAAGCATGTCTTTGTCCTTATGCTTTCTAACAGTGATATCGTCTTCCGAATCATCCAGGTAATATTCACCATTGATAGGTTCTCTGTAGTCTATTTTTGATTTGAAGTCCCACCCGGAAAGGCTGAACCTTTCAACAGCTTCTTTCCGGGTAAGCGTATCTACGAACGCCCCATCTAAGGTGTACAGATCGTAAAGCTTCATCTTTCGTTCTTTCTTATCAACCGGTATTTTCTGTGAGAATTGCTTCCCGAAAATTCAATCAGTCCATCATCCGCAAACTGACGTAAATGCCTCTGGACTGCACTGGGGCTTAAGTCCAATTCCTCAGCTATCGTTTTAACCTGCGGCATTTCGCCTTTGCGTTTTTCGTATTTTACGATGAAATAATAAATATCTTTACGATTCTGCTTGTATTCCTTATGTTTTCTGCTCTTTATTTCACGTATAGTCATTTCTCATAGTTCCTTTCATCAAGCATTTCTTTGAATTTCTCAAAAGCTTTGATTGAAGTTTTGTTGTTCTGCTTTTCTGGCTTCAGGGTAATTTGCAAATGAGTATCAATGATATGTGATAAATCACGGGCCAGAGCTTTCTTGCCTTGTTGGATACCATCACGATATCCTTTTGCCGGTCGGTAATCAGCAATCTTTTCTTTTCCCTCATCCTGTCCACCGCCAGTCTTATTTTTTACAATCCATCCGGCATCAATGGCTTTCTGGATGTATTCTCGTTCTTTTTCATCAAGCTGTGATACCGGACAGTGAAAGAAATCAATCTTGTATCCGCTCTTATTTCCTTCCGAATACAACCCATGTGCTTTCATGGAACGATCAATATGCTGTTCGTATCCTGACATGTGTTGTGCCAGTCTGGTAAGAAGTTTTACTGACTGCCCGATATATCCATGGGTTTCGGTACGCCAGAGTATATATATTCCGGTTCCTTCATCCAGCTTCGGATTTACTTTCAGAAGTTTCTTCTTGTTGCTAGCTTCAATGGCTTTCGCCTGTCTGAATTTCTTGTAATCCAACCGGAGCTACATCCTTTCAAGTTGATCTACGATTTCCTTGCATCCGTCCTGTACGTCTTTTAATGACTGGAATTTACACTCTTCATTTGTACTTTTCCACAAGTCTTTCATTATTGAAAAGTTCCATTTGAAGTCCGGGTCATCTCCAAAATACTGTTTCGCTGTTTCGATATCGTATCCGTCACCAAAATGTGCGCAGTCAAATCCAATCCACCATGTGTCCTCGTCGTCACAGCACTGCAACTTAGATTCAGAATAGGTGATTCCACCATGACAGCTGATTGAATCTAAATTAGCCCCATGCTTGGCTAACTTATGTGCTTTTGGGATTCCAACATATCCGCACCGGTACGCTCCGGGCATGAATAAAACTACACATGGATGCCCTTTGTAGTTGAATTTTTTTTCTAAAATTGGTTTCATATAATCACTCCTTTTTTTTCCCGAATGCTACCTGCCCGTTGTTCTGCAAATAAATCATCGGTGCAGCTTTGCGCTCTCCAACTTTCAGATACGGGCAATTTGCTTTTACAAGCGTCTCTGCCATAACCGGCACAACACTGTTTCCAATTCTTGCTACTTGTTTTGCAATCGGGTAACTTCTCCACTTGTAATCCCGATCAATGATGTAATCTTTTGGAAATCCTTGCATTACCTTTAATTCTTCCGGCTTTAACATTCTGAGAAAGATATCTGAAATAATGTATTTTTCTCCATGGATATCAACCAGAACATTTACTAGCCCGAATCTATCTTTTGTGGTGATAGTCCCGAGTGGCTCATTAAGCACCTGTCCGCATCCTGTCCCATAATATTTAACCAGAAAAGCGGATATCACACCGAAGTGACCGGATGATGCGGTTATCGTATGCAACGGCTCATCACATCTCTGACCGATTCCAGTTTTGTAATATTTCGTGATAAAAGCTGTCACAAGCCCATATCTGTTTGATGTATCAATAGTCTTAATTGGCTCAGTCAGTAATTGCCCTCTGGAATCACCTTGCCTGGTTTCTCCATGATATTGAATTATGAATGCTAATGCATCTTTATTCTTCACAACGTACGGCTCCGGATTATCAACGATATATTTCTTAATTCCATTTGCAATGCGCTTCTGTGTTGCTTCCGCCAATGGCTTCGGTCGGTCAAATATGCTTTTACCTAAGTCTGACCAATCAATGTAATCTCCACACTGTTCATATGGCTTCAGATTGTCTGTGCCAAAACGATTATGTGTAGGTTTCGGCCATATTATCTGCTTCCCATCTCTGCGGAACACCGCATACCATCTTTTTCTTGTAGTCGGTGCTCCATAATCCGCAGCTACCAGTTCCCGGCTATCAAATTCATAACCGATATTTTCCATTGCTGAAATGAATTTTCGATAATCTTCACCGGCTCTTTCCTTGATCGGATGTCCTTTCTCATCGAGTGGCCCCCATTGTTGAATTTCTTCTACGTTTTCCATGATAATCATGTCTGGAAGAATTGCTTTTGCGTGCGTATATACAGCCCACGGAAGAATACGAAGTCCCTGTTTTCTCGGCTGCCCACCTTTTGCTTTTGAATGACTTGTGCAGTCCGGGGAAGCCCACATCAACGTTACATGCTGATTTCCGACATATTTCTGCAAATCTACTTTGAAAATATCCTCTGTCAGATGCAGTGTTCCAGGATGATTCGTCTTGTGCATCAGGATAGCGTCGGGGTCGTGATTGATTGCTATGTCTACTGGTCTTCCGAGCGCCATTTCGATTCCTACAGATGCCCCACCACCACCGGCAAAACAATCTATAATTAAATCTTCCATTACTACTCCTTAGCTAAACGGTAAATCCGGATCGTAAGCCGGTTCAACAAATGTGTCACTTGCCGGTGCTGACGGTGGAACTGCGACGGTGCTTTCAGGCTGGTTGCTTCTACCCTTACTTTCCACAAACTCATGTGTTTTTACCAGACAGTCATTTGTGTAAATCTTCTTTCCGTCAGTGTCCGTATAGTTTCCGGTCTGCCAGCTGCCGATGACTGCAATTTTCATTCCCTTATGCAGGTATTTTTCAGCAAACTCTCCATTTTTACCAAGTGCAACACAATTTATGAAATCTGCTTTCCGCTCGTTGTCTTCACGATACTGTCTTTCTACCGCAAGAGTGTATCTGGCAATGGTTATGTTGTTGGTTCCGGTACGTATGTCCGGGTCTTTCACTAATCGACCGATCAAAATTACTTTGTTCATGTTATTTCTCCTTATAAGCTTTAGGCATCGGCATCCACGCCGAAACCGTGTATTTTATCTCTCTTCCGACTCCAACATCCGCCCATTCGCCGTTTCCAATATATCTCAGAGATGTTGGCCATTCAGCACCCTTGATTGTTACCGTGTACTGCGGAAGTTCCTCGATATCAACATCTTCGTCTGGCTCCGGCGGTAACATTAATTCTGTTGGAATCCATTCAATCACCGGATTATAGGATGTGAAACATTCCTTTGCCTTTTCCAGTGCATCGTTCCATCCTCTGTCGTACAAACTGGATATTGGAGAGATTTCCTTTTTGATTTTGTCCAGAACATTAATTAAAATCTGCATCCTGTCACTCCTTTTTATCCTCGTAAAAACTCAAGTAATCAAACCACTGGTCTTTGATAAAATGCCCGATGATTTTTACTGAACTTCCCCATCCCTTTGTTGCGACCCGAACATGCTTTCCTTTTAAATCCACAAGATCTTCAACGCCAACTACATCCATAATTCGCATGATTGCTTCCATTCCGGAAGCAGAACCTTTAAATTCTTTGGCTCCCAGATATCCATGTCCAAGAACATAGCCGCCGTAAACGACTCCCCATCCGCCACCGTTCAGCGTAAGATCAAGTGAAAGTACTCCGTGATCTCTGAAATTTAATGATACATTTGTAATCTCAGCGTTTTGAAGCTTATATCCATCCGCCAGTAAAAGTTCTTCTGTCCATTCTTTCAATTTTATTCCTCCTCGTAATCATTACAGTACAGCGATCCGTAATCCCAAGCTAATGTGCAGCAATTACGGAATCTGCATTTGCTGCAATCTGTCATTTCCATATTCCCTTCTCCTTTCAAAATGGAAACAAGTTCAAATCAACTTCCAGTCCAGCTCGTCCAATCTGAACCAGAACATCATCCCCAGCAACTTCTTTGACTTCTTTAAGCATTTTTTCAGCATCCGAAGCATCACCGCTCAAATGTACCAGCGTTATCGTTTTGAGCGATTCTGTGAGGTTTTCCTTAATGAATTGCTTACAAGTTGACAAAGAACAATGCCCGGTGATCTGGTGCTTCCACTTCGGGTTGTTTCTGTCTATCAGTTCCTCGCAGTAATTACAACCAATAACCAAGTGATTAAGCTCCATTAATTTGAATTTGTACCGGCAATGCTCAAAGTCTGTCAGGTAAAGAAGCTTTCCCATTTCCTCATGTTCCACTAGATACCCGAAGTTCGGGCACGGCTCTTTATTTGCAGATGTATGCGGCAGGCTGAACGGAACTGCGCTGAACGAGCCGATTTTGAAATATTTCTTTTCAGCAACAGTTTTTATAGTTCCGTCCGTTATGCCTAAGTTCTTGATTGTTTCTTGCCCGGTATAGACCGTGATTCCGGCGTTCACGATTTCATGAACAGCTTCGGCGTGATCGCCATGTTCATGTGAAAGAAGTACACCGGAAACATTGCTTATCAGATAAGCAATCCCTCTGAGAATCTTTTTGTAATCGCATCCGCAGTCAAGAAGAACAATCTCGCCTGCACTTGACTGCAAAGCGTAACAGTTTCCCTTTGTGCTTCCTGTTGAAATTACTCGCATGAACACTGGAATCACCTCATTTTCTTTCTGCGAAATTAATACCTATTATTTTATAATCCCGATACATTTAAAGCTGCGGCAATTTCTTTGATGCTATCTCTTATTTTTCGCGGAAGAACGTAGTCTCCATTTCCGTTTTTTAAATCCATTACATTGGGAAGATTTTCTCTAAGAAGTCTTAATTCGTATCTTCCCAAGAAAGTCGATTCCAATTTTGTTTTTCCTTCTTTTGGAAGAATGAATATTGGCTTGTTTGAAATATGTGCATACATAAGCATACTCATTGCCTCTTTCGCCTGTTCTTCTGTTGAGTAAGCAGCCATAATTGTTCCTTTTTCACTGACATGCTTTGCAAGCTGCTTAGCTTTTGTTATTACCTTTAAATCTTCGTTTGCCATTAATCATCACTTCCCAATTCAAAGATTGAAGAAGAAAAGATACAAACCGGGCGAACACCGATACTGCCGCTGCAGTTAATGCCGTCGACGCGGCCGGAAGGCGAAACAAAGGTAAGTGTTGAATTGTAATCATTTACTGGTGTACTCCATGGCGTAATCAACCACCACCATTTCGGCATGTTCGGCAGTAATTTACGATATTTCCGGTACTCATCCACAGTCAAAAGTGAAATCTTATCTTCGCAATGTCCGTATTCTGTCTGCCCGTCCAGAGAAAGTAAATCACGATCAAATCCAATGACTGCATCCTCTCCTAATTCGTCCTCAATCTTTTTCAAGAATTTAGTGTTTAATTCTTCTCGAAGTTTACTTGAAATCCAGTTATTTGAATCCGAATCAAATGCTCTTTCTTTTCCATCGAATCCATTCAAAACGGAAAAATATCCTTTTTCTGTCTTGTCCAAAATCATCCATTCCATTCCGGCGATTTCTACCGTTTTACCAATTCCCGGTTTTTCCATATGCTGCTTTTTATATTCAGCAAATTCTTTGTTGATCCGGTTTAATTCATTTTCAAAATATTTCAGATTTTTCTTCATTTTTCATTCCTCCACTTTAGATACAAAGAGATTGGATTTTAAGATACAAACTGGGCGAACACCGTAACTGCCGCAGTAGTAATTGCCGTTGAAGCGGCCGGAAGGCGAAACAACGGCAAGCGTATATTTCCATCCTCTTTCCACTGTGCTCCATGCGGAGCAAGTCCAATAGGAATCATCCAATTCATTATTTGGCGTCAGTTCTGTGTATTTACGTGCTTCATCAAACGTCAGTGGTCTAACTTTGCATTCCGTTTCTCCGATTTTCTGTCCATCCACGGTAATCAGATCTGATATGTCAGTTTCGATATTCTCTTCTCCAAATTCTTCTTCAAAATCTTTCAAAACTTCAGTATCACAGAGTTTCTTCAAGGATGATTTATTATAGTCAGTTGTACCATCATCAAATTTCACATTCTCTTTCACTAATCCGAGTGAAATGATCTTGGTATGCTCTGTGTACTGTTCCAAGACCTTGTATTTTCGCTTTCCGGTAGTCTGGAAGATATCTCCCGGATTAAGCTCGGATAATCTCACCCTGCATGATTTTTCCTGTTTTTCCAGAAGTTCAACCAGTTCCTTTGCTTTCTTTAAAATTTCACTATTGCTCATTTTTAGCACCTCCTTATTTTGCTGTAAGTGAAACCATTAAGTCGAAGAAGTTTGAAATTACCAGCGCAACCAGCATCGGTAAAGTGTTTTTCTTCTTAATGGCGTATACTGCAAGTGCAACGAAGACGATATAAGCAATCACGCATAATACTGTAAATACATCATGTAAACTCATATCACATTTCCTGCTACTAAAAACATATACAAATGTATATGCTAGATGATTCGCTACAATCTCACAATTTGTAGTTACTGCTTCATCGTGTATGCTTTGGTGGTCGCAAGTGACACACTACTCACAAGTTCTTGTACACTCCACAGTCGTAAATTCCCGACTAAGCCATCGGTACATACCTATAAATTCTTTTTTTATTGATTAGATATAGGTTCATCTAAATAGCTTTTCCTTTCTAAAATTTTGTTTTTTTGCCATTTGGTTTTCATGGACTTCTACCATTACTCAATCATTACCATCAAGGTTCTACCCTATAGTTAGCAAGACTGTTTCAACTTGCACTGGCTTTTCTTTCCTATGATTTCAGTGGTTTTAAGTTACCAACTAATACTATGGATTTTAAGTATCTTTGAGTATATTTACTCACGTTTGATAATATATTTAATTGCTTAAATTTCCTCCTGCTTCATAAAATCTGGAATCTCTGGTTCTTTACCTGCTGCCGGGACCGGTTCTTTCTCTACCGCCTGGACAGTTTCTGCGACCGTTGGCTGCTTCGGCTGCTCTTCGATTGGCATTGGCTCTGGGATGAATTCTTCGGTGTTGGCGTGTGCTTCGATATCGGCTTTAACTTCGTCCTCCACATTGGTTTCAATTTCAACCCCGGAATAAAATGTTGTCTGTTGTGTTGGATTCTCAAAATCAAGTTCAATGTGCTTACAAAGTCTATGGAGAACTGTTTTTTTATACATCTCCCCTGTAAACTTTTTCCATGCTGGGCTGTTAGAGGCTTTACTTGCGCTTCTCGTGTTTTCAAGGTCCGAGAGGGTCATTGTTTCGTAAGACATTCCGCCATCTTTGTAGAGGACTACCGCAAACGCTCCAATGATTTTTCCATCATTAAATGCTTTTGGTTTGAAAGTGAATGTCTGTTCTCCATCTTCAATAGTTTCCTCAAAAAAATCACCTTCACGTACCAATTTTGCATAGATATCTGTGATTGGGCGGATAGAGTATTTCTTCGCAAGCTTCTTTGCACCTCGATAATCAGTCTGATAGTTAAGCTGATTTCCGTAAGGAACTAAATAGCATTCTTTGGAATAAAAATCCAATCCCAAATAAGCGCCCTTCATCAGCCCCGCCATAAGCTGTGACTGGCTGTACTTCTGCAACTGCGGATTATCATTGATAAGTGCAAGTGCGTTCTGTACAAACCTCGATCTATTAAAGTCTTTTGGAAGTGCTTCTGCTACTGAATCCAGTTTACCTGTCAGCGCTACGCTGAATGACTGTTTCTGTGCTGCTACCTGTGTGTTTTCTGCCATTTTAATTCTCCTTCTTTTCTTAGTTTTTAGATGCTTTTTACTTTCAATTCCCCATCCGAAACTTTCAGCAGAATCATCTGTGTATCCAATTCTGGAATCCTGTCCGAATTTACACTCTCGGTATCGTCAACCCAAACCGGAAGTCGTAAGTCGTTCATCTCCTGTAACCCCATCACAAGGTCAATGTCGCAAAGGATCCGGTCGCTGTGGTTCAGGCCGTTTGCGTAATCAATACCGTTGCAGATCATCCGGCAAGTTTCCAACGGTTCTCCATCCTGCGTGTAGTCAAGGAACTGGAACTGAAAATGTTTGAAGTGCGGATTAATCACTGCTGCCAGTGCCTTATTCTTCTCAATGGAATACTCGGTCAGCTGATCTACTTTCTGCTGAATGTTCGCCTGCTTCTGTGAAAGCTTTTTCTGCTCTTCCTGCATCGTTTCAAGGTTATTAGCTTTTTCCTCAAGCCTTGCGGTCTGAGTCTTAATCTTTGCTTCAACATCTCTGAGTTTTGCTTCCAGAGAATGACGGTTGTTGCTTAATAAAATCCTGTCATTTTCACCGTTTCCGATGCCATTGAGACTTTCTTCCAGTGCTGAGATTTTGTCGCAAACTGCCTTGTATTCTTCATCGCCAGACATATCCGGTTCTGGAATCGGTTTCTCCGCTTCTTTCTCTGTTTCTGCGATTTCAAGAGCCAGAGATGTGATTTCTTTCTTGGTAGCTTCAATAGCTACTTCTGCTTCTTTCTTAGTTTCATTCGCTGTTTTCAATCCCTCGGAAGCTTCGTTGCCGTCCTCAGTGATCTGCTCCAGTTTGGTGCGTTTATTTTTCTCAAACTGTTCTTTCTCTCCTAATTTTTTGGATATCCTGGACTGCTTATTAAACTCAAACTTGCGTTTCGCAGTTTCCACCTGTTCTTCCGGAAGCGTCTGTCCGCATGCCGGACAAATAGCTAATTCCGGGTCAAATTCTTCTCCACGGATTGCAGTAAGTTCGGTATCGCCGTCCCACTTCTCTTTTAATGCTTCCGTATATTTCTTTTTAGCCTGTGCCAGTGCTGCTTTGTGACGTTCAATTCCTTTGTTAGCGTGTTCCAAATCCATTTCGGCAAGCCTTAATTTGTTCTCGGCGTTTTTCTTGTCGGATTTCAGCGTATATAATAAGGAAGTTATTCTGTCGTGATTTTCTCTGATTGTTTTACCGGCTTTCTCTACCAGTGCGTCCCGTGAACGCTTCAGCCCTGCCAATTCAATAGAAATCCGGTCGTATTCTCTTGAAGCATCACTGAGTACTTTCTCCTGCTTCTCGTTTTCTTTCAGCAAGTCAATAAGATCGTCCCTCTGTGCCGGAAGTGTTTCATCGCATTCAACCTGTCGGCTCTGCTCTTTTCTGATCTGCTTTGCGATATCATCAACATCTGACTTGGCTTTTCTCAGGTCTCTTCTACGTGCTTTCAAGATTTCTTCAATAGAATCTCCTTCCACGCCCTCATTCTTTATCCATTCATATTCCGGATGCTCTGCTCTGAACTGTGATTCACTGAATCCAGCTATTCCTCCCAGTGTTTCCCTTGCTTTTGCTGTTGCTTTCTGGATCTCATTCAAAAACACTCTGGCGTTGCTGCACATGGCAATCGTATCGGGATCGGCAATCCTTTTAAGAATCTCCATATACTCGGTTTTGTTCCGCTTAATTCCGTTGACGTAATATTCAACCGTATTAGATGATTTTCCTTTCTTGGTCTTTTTCTGGACAACATATTCCGTTCCGTCAACGTCAATAACCAGTTCTCTCACCACTGGATCATCAACTTCTTCACCGTCAACCTTCCGGCGGATATTGTTCGGAAGCGTTCCATCTGCCAGCTTTCCGGTCAGGACATCAAAATATGCATCCATCAGAGAAGTTTTACCCTGTCTATTTCTTCCGGAAACTTCTGTTCTTCCTGTGAAATCAAATTCTTTTGCTTCAAACTTCTTATAATTTTCAACGCTCAGTTTTTTCAAAGTTACCTTTTTCATCTTTGATTTCCTCCATCTCTATTACTGAAACTTCGTATGCTGTTTTTCTGACATAAGAACCATCTGGCTGCTTTTTCCAATAGTCACGGCTCTGCATACGGCCCTTTAATCTTACTTTTATCCCTACTTTCCATTCAGAAGCTTTCACCGCCAGGTCTCTCCAACAAATACAGGAGATATATTCTGACCGCTTGTATCCATTAATTGCCACGCAAACTTCGCAGATTGTCTTTCCTAATGGCGTTTTTCTCAGCACCGGCTTCTTGCAAATGTTTGCAGTCATTTCTACCGTATTCACAAGAAGCGTCCCTTCTGTGCTGACATCGTATGCTTCCAGATACATGTACTTTTTCTCTTGGTGATCCGCTCTGACCCACTTGGAACGGATTCTTCCCGAAACCTTTATCCAATTCCATTCCCGAAATGTACCTTTAAGTCTGTTCGGAATTTCCACGATGATATCGTCCGGTGTTCCACTGAACCGGTCACTTCTGACGACCAGAAAGCTTTTGCCCTTCCTTGGCTTAAATTTGACTTCTGCCGGATCAGTTACGAATCCGGTCAGTGTTGCTTTGTTTAAATCTTGCATTTTTGCTTTCTTTTTCCTTCCTTTTAATGTCGTGTACGAAGTCATTGATTTTTAGCATCACTGCCAGCCCGGCTGTACTCATTAAGATGTAATCCAATGCCAGAATCGTGAGTGCGTCCAAATTAGTCACAGCCCAGCATACTGTAAAGAACACGATTGCCAGACCAGAAACCCCGAACACTGCAAGCCCCTCTAAGTAAGTTCTCATTTTTTTCCTTTCCCCAGCAATCCCATTGCCAGCACTGTAGTCAACAGAGCAATGATTGCCAGATCTTTGTTCCTTGCTTCCTTCTCAAGGTCTTTGATGATCTCAGAAGCAAGTGTTTTGCCAGTTTCCTTAGTGATTTTAGACATTAAAAATGCCCTCCTGTGTTTTTATTTGTCAAATACAGGAAGGTGTGATATAATCAACCTGTATTTAACTTACTCAAGCTAAGTTAGATACGTGCTCCGGTTGGTGTTCCTGCACCGCCGGGGCTGCTTACAACTTAAATGCCTAACATGGCAGCCAGAACGTTTTTGTCAATGTAATCGCTATCTGAAGCATCAAGATAAGCTTCAACAGCTTTCAATCTGCCTGCCAACAGGGCATATTCTTCTTCAATGGTATCCGGGATAAAATCCACGGAGCTTTCTTTTTCTACAGCCATCAATCTTCATCCTCCTTTTCTGTGTGATCGCAATACGGGCACGGAACTTCAATCAGAATCTTGTTCAGTGCGTCCTCGGCAGTTTTAAAATTTTCTTCCATATCTGGCTCAATCTCACCAATCCTGAAATATGTTGTGTGCTCACTACTCTCTTCTCTGATACCCACGCAAATTACTGAATATCTTCCGTATTTCAACGTAACATAACTGTCGATTTCAAATGTTATGCCTTTATTTACATTTTGCTGTGCTTTCCGGCACATTCCGTATAAGGTATCAGCATAAAGGTTAAATTTCTCTGCTTTTGTCATTTGTCCGCTCCCATCCCGGCGTTTACCGCCTTAAAAATCATCTGTTTTGTTTTTTCCTCTCCGAACGCTTTGGAAAAGGAACTGTAGGTACGAGATATGATCTCCGAAAGATCATGGATAACTTCGTTTCCCGCACCGTTGATTGATACGTTTCCTTTTTCGCATTTAATCATTTTCTTTTTCCCCTCTCATTTTTTTGTGATATACTTTCCTATAGGAAGGAGGTGGGTATCATGAAAAATTTTGACGATTTCTTAAAGACAGTCGACATGAATAAATTAGTGTCTCCGACTGTTGATGTAATTGAAAATTCAGATAATCCTATATCTGCTATTTCGGCATTATCTACTTCAATTACAATTAATCTTCTTCGTCAATATCACGAATGGAGTTCTGAACAGCAGAATTAATTCCACTTGCAACGCATTCGGAAATTGTTTTCTCTCCAAGTTTTCCCGTGTGCGTTGCTTCTTTAAAAATCTCATCTCTTATGCCAAACTCAACGGACGTTTCCTGTCCTTTGAATTTAATACTTTCGATTTCTCCGATACCTTTCTGGTTCACCTGTAACAGCTTTAAATCTGTTGATAAATCTAAAGCGTTCAAATCAATGGAAAGTATCGGTATTGAGTTTCCAACCTCCTGCTTCAGTTCGAAGCTTCTTACTCCCTCAAGTTTGTGACCGTCCACAAGGATTTCTGTAAATACTCCCTGTTCTTGTTCAACCTGACGGATTTCAATTTTTGATGCTTTCATACGGCTCCTTTCTATTGTTTTTCTTTTCTTATCTACCTATAATGTATTTACAGGCACCGCCATGCCGAGTAAATGAAAGGAGATAGGAATTTTGTTATTACTTCCATACGTAGATGGTCTTTTCCGATCCGGTGAAAAAGTAACTGAAACTACTGTTTTCACCTGCTGTAATTGCAACTCTAAAAGAACTGTAAAACCCGGTAAGATCATCCCTAAATGTTCAAAATGTAACGACTACACCTACTGGTTCAAAATCGTAACGCTTTGATTGCTTTCAATGTCTGCGAACATTGTTTCCGGGTGGTATTCATCCTTTAAATCACTGTTTGCATAGTCGATGGATTCCACTTGGAAGCAGATGTTTGCTCCATTTTCAGTATTAAATACTTTCAGGTATTTTTTTCCTTTCTTGGAAAAGCACACCACCCGGGTCTTATCTGGAACTCTAACAACCCGTGGTGAAAATAAACATTTCAAAAATCGCTTTGGCATGATTTTTCTCCTTTCTTAGTCGCTGTTCGCGATTTCAGTTTCCTGTCCCAGAAACTTATTCACGAAATACAACTGTCCCTTTCCACTGACTTTTGTCGTGCGTGTGATTCTTACTGAACCATCTGGATTCTGAACATTAGATTCTTTGATTTCAAATAATCCCTGCTCAACGTATTTCTGTTTTAGCATATTTCGTGAACTTCCAGAAACCATCAGATAGCCATTGTCTCTCATCCACTGGAACAATCGTTTCTGTCCTATCTGGTATCCGTTCTGACAGATAAGTTTTGCCAAGTCTCCGATAAGAATTGATGTGTGACTTGCAGATACTGCATCTGCGAAAATTGTTTTCGGTCTATCAGCTTCAATTTTCTCCGCAAGAGACTTATTTGTATCTTTCAACTTCGCAATCGTCTGGTCCGCCATCTTCAATGCTCTAGCAAAAACCTGTTCTGGTGTATTCCATGCTTTTTCGAGGTCGATGAGATACTGTCGACATTCTTTCCCTTTTTCAGTTCTGCTCATAAGGCAAATGTGTTTCGCCATATCTACTGATAAGGAATAGTCTTGTATTTCTCTGTGTGCTCCGTTATTTACAACCGTACCTGAAAGTACACTTGTAAAATCTTCGTTTTCAACGAATCCCTGAGAATTTGTCTCAAACCATGCTGAAAATCGTTTGCTGATTTCAAGAGATTTATGTAACTCTCTAGCTGATACAGTTGGTTCATTGCCATCATAATTGATTGTCATTAATTGTTCCGTGGTTATCACCTCTTCTCTTAATCACTATTCTTAATCTCCATTACATCTTTCCGCGAATTACTTTCAACGGTATCAGCAACGCCGTTCATATACCCCAGAATATAATGTTTTTTATCTTCTGGAAGTTTATTGATTCGTGTTGTTACATCTCTAATAAGTTGTCTCTTTTCCTCCGACATTTTCTCACCTCCTGTTTCTTGTTACGTTGTAAATGTATAATAGCACATTCTCAACGCATTGTCAACGTATTTTTTATTTTTTATGCGTTGACAACGCATTTAGTAAATGTTATACTTTAGTCATACCTTAAGGAAAGGAGGCGTGCAAAATGGAAGAACGTTTGAAAATATTGCGTAAACATTTGGGACTTTCAAGAGAAGACTTCGCCAAAAAACTCGGTTTGAAAAGCCGTGGAAAAATTGAAAATATAGAACTTGGAAGAACAACTCCAGATGACGACTTCTTAAAGCTAATTTGTAATACTTATAATGTTTCTTATGGCTGGCTCGTGAATGGAAACGGCGAAATGTTCCAAGACGATGGCGATGCGCAGGCTATCGTTGATTCGGTAATGACCGGGGATAATGAATTTGCTAAGAAGATTCTTGTCAAGTTTGTAAAGCTCAGTGATGAACATTGGAAGCAGCTCCAAGAAATCCTAACAGAATTGGAAAACAATTAAAAAAAAGAAAGGCCAGAGAATAAAAAGCTCTGGTCTTTTCTTATATTCTGCTTTGTTGTTTTGATTTATAGTGATATAATAAAGTCAACTAATACCAAGGAGGAAATGTCTATGAAGAAAAAGCTATTAATTGCATTTTGTACTTTTGCAATTTTAGGAGTTTCTACTCCAACTTATGCAGGCGGCGTGACTGGCGTTGAAGTTCAAAAGGATGACTCTGAAAAGTACGGTGTAATCAGTGATTTTGATTATGATATAGAGGGAAACTCTGTGAAATTGCACGGTTATGATGGCAAGTGCAAAATTTTGGAAATTCTTCCATCATACAATATTGACGGAACAGACTACGCAACAGATTTATCAGATTTCCAGATTGGAATTGGAAGTTCTCATGTTGAATCAGTTATTTTTCAAGAAGGAATTACTGAAATATATGATGCTGTTTTTAATTCCTGTGATGTTCAAAAAGTATTTTTTCCTAAAAGTATGATAAACGTAACAGATAAAACCTTATCTTACTTAAATCCTAAAGAAGATGGCGATCTCATCCAGATTTACTATGCAGGCACACAAGACGACTGGGGAAACATTTTTACAGAATATAAAAGAACAAAAGTTGAAGATGCTGAATTCGGAGAGGAATTAGGAACATCTATTGCGGACAAAATAAATTCAATGTTAGGCAGCGATTATGACAGTTCCGAATTCGAATATTATTTCTCCGCATCGCCAGATGATTTAAAAACAGAATAATTATTATGCCGCATCTGCTTTAACTGTAGATGCGACATTTTAGGCTACTTTTCTCTTAAATATAAGTATACCAGCAACTTGTATACTCTTTTTAAAGTACTTTCTAATTTTACCTTATCTAATAATTCAATAATCTCTTTCTTATAATCCATAAATAACCCTCCCTGTTTGCAAACTACTGCCTACATTAAAGTATATGCTCGATTAGCAGATGGAATGCCACGAACTTATGTTTGCATTATATCCTATAATATGTCTAATAAAGCGGAATAAGTGGGATGAAACAATATTTCCACGAGGTAATTGCCAATGGTATACCGGAATATTTACAATCGCATAGAAATTATTCGTGATAACAAAGGTAAAATCATTCCTCTTTGGAGCAAAATAAAATACAAGCATAGGAATATGCTGCATCTGTTTCGTGACATTTCTTTTGACTGTTGGTTGTCTGTGCATATGTTGTTCGGAACAAATGCTAGTACCTCTGTTTGTATATTCTTCTACGCATACCGGTGAACTGATGATGTAGTTGACGTATAATATAATTCCGATAATGGCCAGAATTTGTTTGAATGTTTTCATTGATAACACCTCGAATTTTATTATATTTCACTATACTACTTGTGCTTTAAATGATATAATATATACAAATTTTACTAAGGAGGATTTACTATGAAAAAGCATTTAAAATTATTAGCGGTGCTTGGTGTCACAAGCATTTTGGTTTCATCCACTTCTATCCCGACGTTTGCAGAAGACTTTGTTTTATATGATGAAAACGGAGTACACGTCGAAACAAAAGGCTTAACAGAGTCGCCATCAAAAGGAACCATTGGTTTGTATATCGAAAACAATTCTGATCTGAATTTAGGTATTGCACCTTACGCTTATGCCATAAACGGCATCATGGCTGGTGGTGACCAATATGGTCTTAATTCTGCCGATGTTGCACCAGGTAAAAAAGCAAATTCTACTATAGAACTTACCAGTGCTTGGGAAAAAACCAATTTTTATAAAGATTATCAAATGGATGAATTGAGCAGCTTCGATATTTTGCTGTGGGCTTATGATAATTCAAAAAGCTTTAAAGCTTTCGATAGTGGTCAGGTGCATGTTGATGTAACTGGAGCCACGGAAACATCTTCACCTGTGTTAAGTAACGTTCAAAACATATATGATAAAGATGGTATTAGCGTTGATTTTGTATCATCAAAAGAGAACAGTTTCACGTTTTGCATCACGAATACAACTGGTCAGTATTTTGTTTACGATGTAGTTTCTGAAACTTATAATGACTTTACAACTTCCGATGTGAATTATGAACTGTGCAACAAATATTTGCTGAATAATTGTAAAACAATTATAACCTTAACTCCAACTGACGATTTCCTTTCAATGAACGAGATTTCTGAAATATCAAAAGTAGATTTCGCATTAACAATCAGACCGTTGGCTGAATATGAAGGTGAATATACTACAGATTTAATATCATATCAGAAGTAAAATATAATTTTCTCATATCTTTTATTTATGGACTGACTGCCGGATATTTAAGCACTTTTATTAACACAGGAGAGCAGCTTTGGTAAATTTCCGGCAATTCAGCCCATTTACAGTATTAAACTGCTGTAGTATAATATCTGTATAAATACTATCTACATTGTAAATTCTACAACATTTCACC